ACCCGGCGGTTCTGCTGCGTGGACCAGCTACATCAGCCGCCTGATCGACCGGGCCGAGCTGTGGGCCCGGGGCCGCTTTGGCGCCGGCTACGACGCCGTCGCCATCGGCACCCCGCAGCACGAACACCTGCGCTCGGCCGAGCTGTGCTGGGCCTCGGCCCAGCTGTGGAAGCGCCGCGCCGCCTTCATCGACAGCAACGCCGCGAGCTCGCTGGAGCGCCTCGCGTACCAGGACCGCCGCGAATTCGAGGCGCAGGCCGACCGCGCCATGGCCTGTGCGGAAGAGCACATCGCCCTGGCCATCGATCCGGCCGCGCCGGCCGGCACCGGGGGCGCACTGGCGCACGTGGTCACCGGGCCCTGGGCCACCGCGAGGGCCTGCGGATGATCGTCCGGATCGCCGTCGATGCCAGCGAAGTGCAGCGCGCCGCTGAAGCGGCGGGGAACGCGCTGCAGCCGGCCAACCGCGACCTGCTGCGCGAACTGGCCATCCAGGTCGCGCGTGGCGCGCGCATGCGCGCCAATGGCCCGGCCATGGGCCAGGTCCGCGCGCGGCGTGGCCGCCTGCCTGGCGCCGGCAGCTACCCGATCCCGGTGCGCACCGGCACCTTCGGCCGCGGATTCGGCTGGAAGGTGGGCCGCGACAACGCCATCGTCTTCAACGACACCGCCTACGCCGGGGCCCTGCACGCCGGCTTCCGCCCCTACGGGAACCCGCACGCCATGGCGATCCCGCCGCGGCCGTACTTCGACGACGCCCTGGACGACCTGGACATCGATGCCGCCTTTGCCGCCTGGGAGCGGCGCATGCAGCGGAGGGCCGCCCGGTGATCGCCGCAGCGCGTGCCCGCCTGCAGTACCTGCTGGCGAACGAGCCTGAGTTCGTCGCGGAGATCGCCGCGCTGGGCCTGGCCGCCGATGACAGCCACGTTGTGCCGGGCGTGCGCAGCGGCAACCGGCCGCTCGCGCAGCTCCACCAGTCCGAATACCCGTGCTGGATCGACGACGCGGGCGAGCAGGTCGGCGCCGGCTACGGCAACGTCGGCAGCGACCCGGCCGGTCTGGTCATCAACAGCACCCAGCAGGACTGGCAGGGCGACATCGAGCTGAGCCTGGTCTGGCACCAGCAAGACCACGCCAGGTCGGTCGCGCAGACCGACGCCATCCTCCCGGCGCTCGTGCGCCTGTTGCTGCGGCGCCCGGACCTGGACGGCACCTGTGCGCTGGCCTGGGTGGCCAGCGCCGACAGCAGCCTCGGCGAGCGCCACCCGACCCACGTCGTGCACGTGGTGATCCGCTGCGTCTACACCATCGAGAGGGACACCCCATGACCCTGCGCCGCCGCCGCGCCCCGGAACCCACGCCTGGGACCATCGGCGTCGTGCTGCCGCAGGCCGCCCGCCCGGGCGTGCTGCGCGTCGGCGCCTATGTGCCCGGCAAGGTCTACCAGGTGCCCGCGGCCGAGGCCCCCCGCCTGGTGTCCGCCAAGGGCTTCCAGCCCGCCACCGACGAGGACGCCGCCGCGCTGGCGTCCGCCCAGTCCAATGCCGCCGCTCCGTCCGGAGCCGCCACTCCCTCCTACGCGGGCGGGCAGGGCGGCGGCGCCTCTTCCGACTCCAAGGAGTAGCCCGTCATGCCCCAGGCCACAGGCGCCCTTTCCAAGATCCTCGCGGTCGAGCAGGCCGCACTGCGCGAGCTCCCCGATCCGGTGGATGCCGAGGTGCTGTACGTGCAGTCGTTCGAGTTCGACGACAACGAGCCGCGGGAACAGGACCCCACGCTCGCCGGCGGCTACCGCGGCGAGCTGAAGGGCGAGCGCGGCCGGATCGACCCGTCCGGCACCGCCGTGGTGACGCTCGGCACCAGCATCGCGTTCTGGCTCAAGCAGCTGGTCGGCGAGCCGACCACCACCGGCAGCGGCCCGTACACCCACTCGTTCGAGATCAACCCGTCCAAGCCGATCCCGCCGGCGTTCGCCGTGGAGCGCGACTTCAGCTCGCGCATCGCCACCCCGGGCCGGTACGTGCGGAACAAGGACATCCGCGTCGCCTCGGCCGCGTTCGCCTTCCAGACCACCAGCGCCTACCAGCAGGCCACCTTCACCCTGCGCGGTATGACCCGCCGCGAGCTGCCGTCCGCGGTGCTCGATGGCTCGCCCACCGACTACGGCCACGCCGCTTTCTCCCTGGCCGGCATGTCGCTGCAGCTGGACGGCGGCTCCACCCAGGTCTGCGTCGAGTCGCTGAACCTCAACTGGGACAACGACCTTGACCCGGACCTGTACTGCATCAACGACGGTGGCCAGCGACACGATCTGCCTGAAGGCCTGGCGCTGGTGACCGGCGAGGGCGTCGCCCAGTTCGACACGCCGGCGCTGCTGACCAAGGCCCTGGCCGACTCCAGCCTGGCGCTGGCCATCGTGCTCAAGCGTGGCACCGGCGCCGGCACCGCCGGCAACGAGCAGCTGACCATCACCGTCCCGCTGTCGGCGATCGACGCGCCGACGCCGGGCATCAACGGCCCCCGCGGCCTCAAGCAGAACTTCACCTTCCGCGCCTACCGCAACGCCGGCAGCGAGCTGGGGGTGACGTTCGAGCTGAAGTGCCCGCGCGCCACGATCTGACGTTCAAAAGGAGGGATGATGTTCCGTTTCGCCGACATCGGTCGCCAGTGGGTGCCAGTCAAGCTGCCGCAGGGCAGCGAGCACGTGCAGGTCCAGTTCCTGTTCGAGCTGATCACCCGCGACGAGCTGAAGGCGCGCGACCGCCGCCAGCTGCAGTACACCGGCGCCGGCCTGGTCAGCCGTGCTGCCGAGATCAAGACCGTCGACGAGCTGCTGGCAGTGTTCGACGAGACCATGGGCGTGGCCGAGGCCGACCGCGACGAGATCCTCGAGCGCACCCACGACTGGCGGGGCGTCACCACGCCGGAAGGCGACGAGCTGGGCTTCACCCGTGAGCGGCTGGCCGCGCTGCTGCGCTACGACTACCTGTTCCAGCCGATCCGCCAGGCCCTGTACCGGGCGAGCAGGGAGGGTGTCGCAAAAAACTCCGAGCCTGGGGCCGCTGGATCGCCGGCGGTACCCCAGGCCTGAAGAGCGGAGAGCGCCTGTGGGACTTCGAGAATCTCTACGGCGACAGCTTCACTGCCTCGGCGTGCTCGTCATGCTCGGGCATCTGCCGGGATTGCCCGCAGCCACGCTTGCTGCCGGACTCGCGGCTTGGGGCTGCAGCGTTCCTGCTCGTGCGTACGCAGTGGAACTATGCCCCAAGCGGCATGCCGACTGGGCTGCGCTATGCCGACTGCATGGCGACCTGGCGCGCGCACGCGCGCGAGCTTGGCGTCTCGCGTTCCGGGCTCGCCGCGCTGATGGCCGACGTGCAGGAGATCGAGGCCTCGATCATCGAAGTGGCCCGCGAGCGGGCTGAAGAGGAGCGGGCGAAGCGCACCCATGGCCACCCATAGCACCCGCTTCCAGGTCGAGTTCACCACCGATGGCGAGGGCAACGTCCGCGCCAAGCTCCTGAGCGTGTCCAACGCCGTCGAGGAGTCAGGCCGCAAGGCCGCCCAGGCCGGCGACGAGTGGTACGAGTTCGGCCAGAAGCTTGGCACATCCATTCGCTGGGCCGGCGTGGCCGTGGCCGCCGGCATCGGCCTGATCCTGCGCAACACCGCCCAGGCGTCGCAGGAGATCCCGCAACTGGAGGCGGTGCTGCGTTCCACCGGCAACACCTCGGCGAAGCTGCGCGACCAGCTGGTCGCGCTGGCCGAGGACATGTCGCGCCGGTCGATTTTCTCAACCGGCGAAATCATCGAGGCCGAGACCCGGCTGCTGTCCTACAGCGGCATCCTGGGCGAGAACCTGCCGCGTGCGATGCAGGCGACCATCGACCAGTCCGCGCGCCTGGGCATCAGCCTGACCCAGTCCGCCGAGGTCATCGGCCGCGCCCTCGAGTCACCCACCAAGGCCGCCGGCGCGCTGGCCCAGCAGGGCTTCGGCGCGGCCTTCACCGCCGAGGTGCGGGCGCAGATCAAGGCGCTGGAGCAGGCCGGAAGGGCCGGCGAGGCCCAGCGGGTGATCCTGGAGATCCTCGAGGAGTCCTACGAGGGTGCGGCCCAGGCGGCCAGGGACAGCTTCGGCGGCGCCCTGCAGGCCCTGATGAACACCCTCGAGGACCTGACCACGGGCCAGGGCGGCAGCCTCGATCACGCCAACAGGTCCGTCAACCAGCTGATCGACCTCCTGCAGGACCGCGCGACCCGCGACGCGTTCGACCGCATCACCTCCGGCGCCCTGGAACTGACCGCGGCCCTGGCGCAGCTGATCGTCAAGGGCACCCAGGCTTGGGAAACGCTCAACCGGTTCGCGCTGAACCAGGTCGGCGGGCACTCCAAGCTGCTGGGCGGCGAGCACATCGCTGCCCAGCGTGCGGAACTGGCGCAGATCGAGGCCGAGCAGCGGAAGCGGGCGCAGGACGACGCCATGATGCAGCGGAGCGTCCTGACCGGGGGCTGGCTCGCCACCCGCGCCGGTATCGTGAGTGGCTACCCGCTGAGCCTCGTCGGTATCCAGAGCATCAACCGCAGCACCGATCGCGACCTTGAGAAGCGCGCCGCCGCGCTGCGCCAGCAGATCGAACTCAACGAGCTGCTGTTCGGCGACCCCAGCAAGCCCCAGGTCACCATCATCGACAACGGCCAGCCGCTGCCGGAGTCGGTCCTCGGCCTGCAGACCAACGGTGGTGGCGGCACGCCCGACCCGGACCGCGACGCCGCGCGCCGCGCCGAACGCATCGCCCGCGCCCTGGCCGCAGCCAAGGCTGCAGCCGCCGACTGGCAGCGCGATCTGGACAGCCAGGCCAACCCGATCCTGGACCGCTATGCCGATCGCCTCGCCAAGGTGCAGGAGCAGGCCCAGCGCATGGCCAAGGCCGGCGTCCCGACCGACAAGATCAAGGCCTTCACCGACGAGATGACGGCCCTGGCGGAGCAGCTTCGCGACAAGGAGCTGGCCGAGTGGCAGCGTGAGTACACGCGCGAGACCGAGCTGATGGCCGCGGCCATGGGCGGCCCGGGGGTTGAGGCCGCCACGCGCTACGCCCAGGCGATGGAGGAGCTTCGCCGGCAGCAGGCGAACGGCCTGGTCACCGCCGAGATGGCGGCCGAACGCGAGCGCGCCTATGCCGCCGAGCGCGACCGCGCCGCTACCCAGCTGATCCGCGCCCTGCAGGAGGAGCGCGAGGCCCTGGGCCTCAACGTGGTCGACCTGGAGGTCTACCGCAACCTCAAGGCGGCCGGCGTTTCGGCCAGCAGCGACCTGGGCCAGGCCATCATCCAGCTGACCCGCCAGCTGCAGCGCGAGCGCGAGGCGATCGGCGCGATCTACGACACCGCCGACGCCTTCCACGACCTGGGCGCCGCCGTGCTGGCAAACACCAGCCGGGCAGGGGACGCGTTCGACCAGTTCGCCGAGCGCGTCCGCCGCATCGCCGCGAACCTGGTGATGGACCGGGTCATCCAGATGACCCTGGGCCCGCTGCTGGGCGGCCTTGCCGGCGGCGGCGGGTACACCGGCAACGGCACCGACGCCGGCTCCGTGCGCGGCTTCGGCAACAACCTCGACAACTTCACCGGCAACCCGTACGCGGGCCTCAGCAGCGGCATGCGCGCCACTGGCGGTGGCGTACGCGGCAGCGGGATCTACGAGGTCACCGAGTACGGCAAGCCCGAGCTCTTGCGCACCGGCAACCGCTTTTGGCTGATGCCAGGCCAGGACGGCGTGGTGATGCCCGCCCGCGAGGCCGGCGCCGCCGGCGGCGCGGGGCCTGGTGCACTGGTGATCAGGTTCGAGGTGGAGAACAACACCAACGCCGAGGTGCGCGCGGTCGAGCCCACCATGGGCGCGGACGGCGCGATCACCTTCCGCGCCATCGTGGACACCGTGCGCAGCGACATCGAGCGCAACATCCTCGCCGGCGGCTCCACCGCACGCGCCATCCAGCAGACGTTCGACGGGTTGCGCCGTCGGGGAGCGGCCGCCTGATGGCAAACCCGACCTGGCCAACCGGACTGCCGCAGCTGCCGCTGGCGGATGGGCTCGATTACACCCCGCCGGACAACATCATCAGCGACGAGATGGACGCGGCCACCTGGGCCTATCCACGCTGGACCGGCGGCCACGGCACCGTGACATGCCGCCTGATCCTGCGGCCTAGCCAGCTGTGGGTGCTGCGCCAGTTCGTACGCGAGACGCTCCGCTGGACCGGGCGGTTCGACTGGGTCGATTTCGCGCTACCCCCGCACCCATCGAACGTGGCCACCTACAGCTTCATCCGCGAGCCGCGCACCACGCCGCGTCGCAACGGCATGACCTGGCTGGCCACCCTCGAACTGCGCATCCACGCCAGGCCCACCGGCGTGTTCCTCCTCGACATCAGCAACGACGAACAGGGGCTGACCACGTGACCACCGAACCCAGGATCAACATCAACGACGTCGTGTCGGTCAGGGACCTGCCGGCCAAGCCGGCAGGAGTGGCGGACTGGCTGATTGGCGTGCCCTCGAACCAGGGCGGGCCGCCGTTTCGTGCCCCGTTTGAGCAGCTTCCGGTGCAGCCTGCGGTTCAGCAGCAGATCGATGCACTGGCCGCAGGGCAGCAGGCCGGGCAGCTGGTCTATCGCACTTGGGCAGAGCTGTCGGCTGTCACCGGCTCGGTGGGCGAGGGCGCACAGGTGCTGGACGACGCCGGCACGCACACCGACCCGGTGGTGGGCGGCACTGTGGCCAACGCCGGCCAATACGTGTGGAGCGAGTCGCCGGCAGGTTGGCGGTGGGTGCGGCCGGACGCGCTGCCGTTGAAGGCCGACAAGTCGGAGCTAGCCGGGAAAGCCGATGCCTCGTTGATCGCCCCCGCAACACCAGACGCCGACGTTGCTGCCGCCGTGGTGTTCGCCGACCGTTCTCGCACATGGCTCGAGGCAGACAGCCGGGGACGGCCAACGCCGCACGCGCAGACCCTGATCGGCGAGGCGGTCGGCATCTCGCCCTCGCCCGATATTGAGGGCGTGGCCGCCGCGATCTTTTACCCCGACACGGATGAGGTGCTGTTTGCCGTGGCCTCTGACGGGACGCCGCTGATCTACAATGGCACTCCGTATCGGTCGTCGTGGCCGGCAGTCGCATACGGCGACTCCACGACGTATGGCGCAGACCTCGCAAACCCCGAGGTGGACCGCTGGACCACGCGGCTCGCGGCGATGGTCGGTCGTCCGATCATCAACATGGGGATCAGCGGCGCGCGTGCCGAGGAAATCCAGGCGCGATTCGGCGCCATCGACGCGGCGCTGGAAACGCCAGCGGGAACTATTCCTGCGAGCGGGTCGGTCGTTCTCACTGCGGTGGATATCAACCCTGTCCGGCTCGGCGGCCCCCTGCCGGTTGAGCTGCTGTGCGAGGGGGGCGAGCGCGTCACGGGCACGCTGAGTTACGCCAGCGCCACTACTGCGGTGTTCGCACGCGCGGTGTCCGGTAGCAGCATTGCGACGAAGCGCGTTCGCGTGATGAGCCGGCTCGGTGATCAGCACAGGCATCTTCTCATGTTCATTGGGCAGGGTATCAATAACGAGTCGATGATCGGCAGCGGGCAGCAGACCGTTAGCCAGATCAAATCATGGTATCGCTCGGCGACCGAACACCTGTCGCCCGCTAAAACGCGGCTGGTGGTGTGGGGCCTGCTGGATCGTGGCGCGTCCGAGGCGGCGGGCACCACGAACGGCGATTTCATCCGTGAAATTGAGCGCTGGCTCGCCGAGCAATACGGCAACAGCTACGCCCCGGTGCGTCAGTTCCTCGCATCCGAATACGCGTTCGACATCGCGTTGCGCTACGACGGGGGATTCACCCCAACCTCTGCCGATGACGCGGCCGTTGCCGCCGGCACCATCCCGCCGTGCTTCCGGGTCAACCCCGGCTCCGTACACCTGAACCCCCTGGGACACAAATTGCAGGCGTGGTTTCTGCACCAGCATCTCATCGCGCGAGGACTCGTCTAATGGCAACTCTGCTGCTGTCCATCCCCGGCAACCCCGCCCCCGGCTCAAATCTCCCGAAACTGCCGCCGAGCCTGTCGCCGATCACGTCGGACACGTTCACTGGCGGTGACGCCAGCGACATCAGCGGGCGCATGACAGACGCCGTTCTAGGCGGCAGCCCGCTGGAGTGGTCCTCCGGTCCCGCCAACAGCTACGCGATCAGCGGCGGGCGCCTTGTGCGCGGGTCGTACACGAGCGGAATCAGCGGCGCCGCCCTGAACGTAGGCAGCGGCCCGATCCGAATGACGGCCGTACTCGGCGCCCTGACCAGCACCAACCTGTTTCTCGATCTGCGCAAATCCGAGCCGAATCTGGGCGCTACGCTGACGGACTGCTATCGGCTGCGCGTGACGTCTGCGGGGCTTGTCGAGGTCCAGCGGCGGCAGGGCAGCGGCAGCGCAGCAGTTATCAGCACGGGCACCCACTCGATCAGCGCCGGGGCGTCCGTTGGCCTGCAAATTGTGGGCACTGAAATCACGCTGCTCATCAACGGCGATGTCGTCGAGGTGATGACGGACTCGTCCCCGCTGATCGGCGGGTGGTTCGAGATCTACCAGGGCAACGCCGCCACCCTGAACCTGGTTTCCATCACGTTCTACGCGGTGGGTTGAAATGCCCCGCATTCTCTCCCCCGACGCCCTGGCTGCATTCCTCTCCCAGGAGAGCGACGAGGTGTTGCTGGCGTGCGTCCGGATCGACCATCCGGACCTGCCGGCGCCGATCCGGCTGGTCAACAACATCGAGAGCGTGGAGCGGACGGACGGCACCTACGTCCCGGCCGATATCACCGTGAAGCTGCCGGACGACGTGGAGGAGGGCAATGGCGGCGCGACCCTGGTGTGCTCGAACACCAACCGCGAGGTGCTCGCGCAGATCCGCACACTACAGGGGAAGCCGTCGTGCCGGATCGAGGCCTGCCTGGCCAGCAGCTCCAACGTCGTGGAGATGGGGCCGTACGAATTCGAGATCGTCGGTTCCCGCTACGACCGGCTGCGGGTCAACCTGACCATGGGCCAGGACAGCATGTTCCTGGACCAGTACTTCCCGGCCGGCGAATACACGCCGATCAGCCACCCGGGGCTGCCATGGCACGCCTGAACCTCGCCCCCTGGATCGGCCTCCCGCACCCCGGCCGGCGCGGCTGCTACCGGTTTGCGGCCCGCTTCCTGGCCGCCGAGGCGGGGTTGCGCCTGCCGCTCGTGCGCGACGCCCACCAGGCGCCCGGCTGGGCCCGCGTGGAGCGCCCGCAGCTGTTCGACATCGTGATCTTCAACCGCGGGGCGCTGCCGGCGCACGTGGGCGTCTGCCTGGGCCGAGGCCGGTTCCTGCACGTCGAAGAGGGCGAGACCAGCTGCATCGACTACCTCAGCGACCGCGCCTATCACCCGAGGATCGAGGGCTTCTACCGATGTGCCACCTGACCCGCCTGGACTTCCGGCCGCACCCGACCAGCGAGGACATCCCCGTCTACGTGCGCTCCGGCCAGACCCTGCAGCAGATGCTGCTGGAGGCCAGTCGCGGCCAGCCGATACACGATGACATCGTGGTCTACGATCCGCTCGGCCACGAAGTGCCGCGCCACCTCTGGCCGCACCTCACCCCGCGCGCCGGCGCGGTCTTCCAGGTCGTCAACTACGGCATCCACGGAAGTGGCGCCCGCAATGTCCTGATGATCGGCGTGGCCGTCGCCGCGATGTGGGTGTCCGGCGGCGCCGCGGCGGGCCTTCTCGGCAGCAGCTTCGCGGCCAGTACATTCGGCGCCGCCGCCCTGGGCGCCGGCGTCATGGTCGGCGGCACGATGCTGGTGGACAAGCTGGTGCCGCTGCCCATGCCCACCGCCTCCGGCGGCGTCCCGGCGCAGTGGAACCAGATCACGGGCATGCGCAACAGCGTCAACCTGTGGGGCGCCGTGCCCTGCGTGCTTGGCGAAGACGTGGTCTACCCGCCGTACGCCGCGGCGCCCTACAGCGAGGTGGTGGGGGAGAAGTCGTACCACTACTACCTGTTCGACCTGGGCTACGGCGACGACATGCTGGTGGACCAGCTGGAGATCAACGGCACGCCGATCGCCGAGTTCGACGAGGTGACATACTCGGTCACCCGCACCCCGACGATGTTCGTCAACACGGTGCTGGAAGATGCGGTCAACGCATCGATGAACGACGACAACGACGAGGTGATCCGCACCACCGAGGACGACACCGATCGCATCTCGCTCGACATCCGCTACCCGGGCCTGTTCGGCACCGGCACCAGCGGCAAGGACTTCTCCATGTACACGGGGTGGTCCATCCGCTACCGGCCGCACGGCGACGAAGACGCGCCGTGGCAGGTGCCGACGACGGCGAGCCGCTCCCGCTTCACCACGGTGAAGCCCCAGAAGGCGTCCTCAGGCGAGGCCGTCGGTGTCGACTTCTGGGTGAACGAGATGAAGAAGACCCCGTTCGGCGCCTCGCTGGCCTGGGACGTGCCGCGCGGGCGCTACGACGTGCGCGTCAAGCGCGTGATCTCGCACCGGGGCAGCGCGAGTAATACCTACGTGGACCAGGCCACCTGGTCCGCCCTGCGCTCGATCCGCAAGGCGCCGCCGACCACCACCGACACCAACAAGATCGAGATGCGCATCCTCGCCAGCGGGCGGCTCACCGGGTTCATCGACGGGCTGCGCTGCCGCGTTCGGCAGAAGATCCCGGTGTACGACGCCGACGCCGGCACCTGGTCGGCGCCGACATTCACCACGAACGCGGCCTGGGTGACCTACTGGCACATGACCCGCAACCCTGCGCTCAAGCGCCGGGCCACCGACGCGGAGATGCTGCTGGACGAGTGGGTGGATTTCGCCGAGCACTGCGAGACCCATGGCCTGCAGGCCCGCATGACTGTTGATGTGCGCCAGCCCAACCGCGAGGTGATCGCCAAGCTGCTGGGCGCCGGCATGGCCAGCCTGGGCAAGCGCGACGGCAAATGGCTGCCGGTGTTCGACCGCGGCGACATCGTGCCCCGGATGTCCTTCAGCCAGAAGGACATGCGGGATTTCCAGATCGAGACAACGCACCGCGACATCCCGCACGCCGTGCGCGTCACCTTCAAGAACCCGCTGGAGGACTACCGCGAGGACGAGATGATCGTCCTGGACGATGGCTACAGCTACCGGGGCCTCGACGCCCGCGGCAACCCGTCCTCGGCGCCGGCGCCAACGCGCTGGGAGCACACGCGCCTGGAGATGTCCATGCTGCCGCAGCAGGCGTGGATGCTCCTCCGCTACCAGCTCGCCCAGGCCCGCTACCGGCCGTACGTGGCCTCCTGGTCGAGCGGCCGCTCTGGACTGCGGGTGGTGCGCGGCGACGCGGTGCGCGTCTCCCACGACACGGTGGAGTGGGGCAAGGGCGCGGGATTCGTTACCGACGTGGTCCCCGGGGGCTACGGCGGCGCGGTGGCTACCGTGCGCCTCGACGAGACCATCGGAACCAATGCGGGCAAGACCCACCAGATGCAGGTGCGGCGCCGGCTCACCGGCGAAACCTACGTGATGGGCTGCGTGCCCCACAGCACGTACACCGACACGTTCTACATCACGGCCCTCCCGCCGAAGCCCGACGGTTCGCCAGGGACGATGGCCCTGGCCGAAGTCGTGGGGCAGGGCGACGTGGCGGTCATCGGCGAGTCGGAAAATGTCTCGGAGGTGCTCCTGGTTACCGGGGTGACGTACCCCGAACTGCTGCGCCCTGCGTTCACGGCAGTGGCCTACGACCCGCGGATCACGCCATTCTGGACCGATCCGCCGGAGAACATCCCCACCGCGCTGGCCACCCGGGCCTCGGTGTTGCCGGCGCCGCCGGAGGTGATCGGCGTTGCGTCCTCGGTCCTGCACGACCAGGCGGACGACGCCGGCATCATCGGCCCGATGATCCGCATCGGCGTGCGCCAGCGCTCACGCTCTAGCGCCTCTGCCGCCGAGACGGCCGCATACGACGTGCGCTGGCGCATCGCCAGCGAGGACGACGAGTTCGACTGGAACCAGCGGCGGGTGCCGGTGGCCGCGGCCATCGACCTGCGCGACGGCATCATGCGCGAGACCGAGTACGAGGGATTCATCCGCTCGGTCGCGCCCTCCGGCGCGGCCTCGGAGTGGGTGCCCTGGTCGGTGGAGGTGCCGGGCACCGCCCGCGAGGGCGTGTTGGCCCTGCCGGCGAGCGTCGGCGCGAACATCGGCATCTGGGACGTCGACATCTCGGTCGACTGGAGCGCTGACACCACCTCGGCGACCATCTCGGTGTCATCGGGCACGTACGTGATCGCCGGCCGCACAATCAACTACGGCTCGTCGTCCGTTGCCGTCTCCGGCGCGCCAGGCACGACCCGGACTTTCTACCTCTACTACAACGACCCCCAGCTCGCCGGTGGCACCCGCACGCTGCATGCATCCGAGACATACGTAGACATGCGCAACGGCGACGGGCGCGTGCCGATTGATGGCATCCCCGTCACGTTCCCGACCTCCGGCACATCCACCGGCGGCGGCGGCATTGGCGGCGGATTCACCTGCCCGGCGGTCGACGCCTGGGTGCAGGAGCGCAGCCGGGGCATGATCCGCGCCGGTGCCGTAGAGGTGGGCGACTGGCTGCTGATGCCGGGTGGACGCTATGGCGAGGTGACGTACTCTGCTACCGCCCAGGCCATGGGCGTGCGCGTGGTGACAACCGGCGGCCGCTCGCTGACCTGCAGCGAGACCGCTCCGATCCTCACCGTCGAGGGCTACGTGCCGGCCGCCGCGCTGTTGGGCTGCCGGGTCGATGTCTCCGGCACGGTGTGCGCGATCGAGGCCGTCGAGACCCTCGGCGTCATCGCCGTGCAGCACATCACCCTCGGCGGCGAGGGTGACCCCTGCTTCCTGGTCGGCGACCGGCCGGATGCGCTGTTCCCCCACCACAACCGCAAGATGATCGAAGACCCGATGGAGCCCCCGGTATGAGCTACACAAAACGCCCCGATCTGAGCGCAGAACCCGGCGAGATCGTGTGCCAGCTGGACGAGAGCGGGCACCTGGTCGCGCTGCGCTGCGACGTCGTCGCCCGCGACGGCTGGATCGAATTCAAGGCCAAAGGCCGTGTGATCAACGAATGCGGCGAGCCGGAGATCGACGGCCTCGGCAAACCGATCGAGCGCGAGTTCACCTTCCCGGTGCAAGCCGGCGTGGCAGCGGCCAAGGGCCCGGAGAACATCGCCCGGCAGTGCCTGCGCTGCATCCTCGGCGAGTCCGTGGACGAGTGGCCGAGCTGGCCCGACTTCTTCCTCGACGCCCACAGCATCCGCCGTGCCATCGACGCGGCGAACATGGCCACCGGGACGGTGGATGCGGGGGCGGTGCTGTAGAATCCCGCCATGGCCAGCCACGACGGCGTCTTATTCGAGGTCCCGCTGCCGCTCACCCCGCGGTGGGCGCAGACCTACGACCTCGGCCAGCAGGACGGCATGGTCACCGTCGCGGCCGATGGCCGGCTCCTGCGGTTGCCCAGCACCACCGGCGACGCCCCGGCCCTGATCCCGCACACTGGGGCGGTGCGAATCGACCTCGAGGGCGAGGACGGGACATGGCATGAGGCTGTCGCCGTTTTCCGTGGAGGCATGCTGACGGGCCGCATCTCGCTCGTCCCGCGGTAACAAACGGCTGTAGGGAGTTCCCCGACACGGCCCTCAGGCGCCGGCCGACTGCCGGCGGCTCGCGGTCGCGGCATGATCGCCACCGGCCGGCCCGCGCGGTGCCGCCCCTCCGGGGTCTGCCGTTCCCACGCGCGGGCCGGTCTCACTCGACTTGTGGCGCCGCTGAGGTGCTCGCAGCGGCCTCCGGCTCCGCGGTGATCGGCTCCAGCCCGGCCTCAATCGCCGCGCACGCCAGCAGCAGCGTACGCGGCGTGCGGATCGGCTCGCCCGTCCGGCGGTTCGTGCCGCGCTCCTGGTCCTGGTAGCTCGTCAGCGCCATGCCCAGCGCATCGGCTGCGGCGCGCTGGGACAGGCCCAGGCGCTGCCGCCAGCGGGCGATCGGGGTGTTTTTCTCACTCACTGTTCGCTGTCCAGTCGATGCCAGCGGCCTCCAGTTGCCTGAGCGCCAGCGGCCTGTGGCTGGTAGCTGCCTGCGCGGCAGAGTAGGGTGGATCAGAGCGCGTGGGACACGCCGTAGTGCTCGGCCTCGCCAGCGTTGGGCCCGCCGTTCACGGACTCAGCGTTGATGATGTTCACCTCGTCGGCCTCCACGCCGAACATGCTGCAGGCGGCCTCGATGGCGGCGGGCATATCCGCCGCGGTGACCTTGCGAGCTTCGCTCTTGTGCCCGTCAGCCCAGACGATGAAATTCATGATGCTCCTCCTCGAAATCCCGGTTCCTCCGGGGGCGACGGCCAGGCTGTCCCCGACCGTGATGACAGTACACCACGACTGCGCGGCGCAGTCAACAGGGCGTGGCGACCGTTCGTCGTGTCACGGCCTTTGAGACTGTTCGGGCCCGGGGTCGCACACCGCGAGACGGCCGGGCGGGTTCTGCGTCAGCAGCCAGCGGTCGAAGTCGACGAACTCGCCGCAGGTCCAGTGCGGCCTCCGGGCGCGCCATGAGGCGCGGCTGCGCCGCGAGGTGGCAGAGATCCTCGCGCGCCGCCGGCCCAGCCGCGGCGCCGGCTAGGACGGGTGCCACCGGCCGGGACGACAGTGGCACCCCACGCTGCCCAGCATCGGCCTATGCCAGCGCCGACGGGGCGGCTATGCAGCTGACCACGAACTTCACCCTCGCCGAGCTCACGGTCACGAGCACGGGTCTGCCAAACCAGCCAGGCGCGGAGGAACTCTCGAACCTGCGCGCGCTCGCGAACCACATCCTGCAACCCCTGCGCGACGCGCTCGGCAAGCCGGTCATCGTCAACAGCGGCTACCGCTCGGCCGCGGTCAACCGCGCCGTCGGCGGCGCTGCCACATCGCAGCACCGCACCGGCGAGGCCGCAGACATCGTGGTCAAGGGGATGTCGCCCGAGGCGCTGGCCCGGGAGATCGTCCGCTTGCGCCTGCCGTTCGACCAGCTGATCTGGGAACCGACCTGGGTGCATGTGTCCTACGGGCGACGCCACAGGCGCCAGACCCTCAGGGCGACCCGCGGCGCCACCGGCATGGTCTACCAGGCCTGGAAGCCGTGATGGACCTGCAGCAGACCGGCGGCCGCGTGCATTTCGCCCTCGGGCCCGTCGAACGATGGGTGGTCGGCGCGATCGGTGCCGGTGCCGTGGCGCTGGCCTGGTGGCTGGTGTCGTCGGTCCAGACCCTGCTGACCCAGCAGGCCGTGACCAACCAGCAGCTGGCCACGATCAGCGTCCAGATCGCCGGCGTGCCGGCGCTGGGGACGCAAGTTGTGGAGCTGCGCGTGCGGGTGGATCAGCACGACCAGGAGATCCGCGAACTCAAGCAGCTGCGCGAGGTGAAGTGATGGACCGCAAGGCAACCTTCCTGACCCTGGCCGCGGCGCTCGGCACCATGCTGACCGCCTTGGCCACCCACGGCAGCGACGCCATCAAGGCTCTGGCCGCGGTGCCCGTCCTGATCGAGGCGTGGGCAGCCGGACTGCCGCTCGGCTTCTGGTCCTTCGTCCTGGCGTTGGTGCTGGCGACCCTCGCCTGGGTGGCGGCGATCCGGCATCTGCCGGTGGGCGCCGGCGGCAAGGCGCCGTTCGTGTCCGCGAACGCTGTCGCCCTTGTGCTGGGCCCCACTGTCACCGTGGTGCAGCACGCGCTCGCGGATGTGCGCACGCCCGGCGCCCTGGTCAACGCCCTGATCGTCGGCCTGATCGCCGGACTGGCCGCGCCGCACATCGGCGCGCTGCTGCGCGGCAAAGCGAGGACCGCACCGTGAAGGGCTACGCCGACCTGATCAAGTTGGCCCTGCTGGTCGCACTGGCGGGCGGCTTCGCGCTCTGGGGCCGCAGCTGCGGCCGGGCCGATGGGCTGCAGGAGGGCGCCGCCGCCCGCCAGCAGCTGGCCGACGGGCTGGCCAAGGTCAGCCAGGAACTCGCTGCATGCGACGCGGGCGTGCGCATGGCCAACGACATCGCCGACCAGGCCGCGGCCGAGGCCGAACGCCACCGGGCCCTGGCGGAGCAGGCCGCTCAGCGCGCTACGCAGGCCCAGAAGGAGGCCGATCGGCGGATCGCAAACATGCAGCGCCAGCTGGAGGAGGCCCGCCAGAACCCGGAAGCGGCCGCACAGCTGGACATCGAGCTGCACCCTTCCATTCCCCTGCTATGAGGCAGCCCATGCGCCTGATCGCTGCAGCCGCGGTCCTGCTGCTGACCGCATGCCAGACCTGCCCGGAACGGGTCCCGGAGGTGGTGAAGGTGCCGGTGCGCGTCACCGTGCCGGTGCCGGAGAAGCTGACCGCCCCGTGCCTGGTCGCCCGG